ACGGCAAGATCAAGCTGCCCCTGTGGCGGCGCGAGATGCTCCCGTGGCGCCACCTCTTCGACCAGATCGAGTCCTTCAACCCCGAGGCGCCCGACGGGGGACTCGAGAAGGACGACTGCATCGATGCAGTCGCCATGTCCCAGTTCGTCCTGCGCGGCCGCCTATCCAAGACGCCCGGCGCGCCATCCGACAAGACCCTGTTCGAGCGCCTGCGGGACGGCAACTTCTACGAAAACGGGGTCCACATCGGCGAAGGACTCGACCTCAACCAGCTGACCGCCGAACAGATCAACGAGATTCTCGATGCACGAACCCCGACCGTCCAGCGATCCCCCGGCTCCAAGATCTGAAACCCGCATCCCGATCGGGCTGTTCGAGGCCATGGCCCGCTGGTACTTTGGCGGAACCGACGTCAAGGAACCCCCACTGGGCGGCGCGGTGGGCGCGACCGTTACCGTCTCTGATGCTTGGCTAGGGATCCTCTGCCTGGCCTACTACGGCAACGGGCCGCGGCATGCGTCCGTCGGCTCCAGTGGGGGTTTCCACGAGGGAGCCCTGCCCGCGCAGGAAGCGGTCAAGCAGTATGCTCCGACGAAGGAACGAATCCGCATGATCCCGGGAGGGTACGCGGCAAGAAAGGCAACCAATGGCAACCGATCCGATCAAGCTCACGAAGGACCCGATGGCGCTGGCCCGGATCATCGACGCCCACGTGGAGCGGGAGACGAACCGGCTGTCGTACCGGCGGGCGACATGGCTGGTGGCCCTGTACTACCTGCAGGGGGCGAGGCAGTTCGACGTGTTCGACCCGGAGAGTGGGACGGTGCGGTACTCGTACCTGGACGAGCAGGATCGCCTGGAGTTCCAGTCGGCGGAGCTGCTGAAGGCGGTAGACCAGATCTCGGGGCGCCTGAGCAGCCTTGACTTCAGGCCGCTCGTGCAGCGAGTCGGCTCCTCGCTGAGCTCGATCCGGCAGCGATCGATCGCACAGATCATGCTGGATCAGGTGGTCTCGGAGCACCAGCTCCAGCGCGTGGTGCCGCAGTTCAACCACCTCTTCACGCTCCTCGGCTCCTGCGGGATCACCGGGCACATGGTGAATCACCCGACGGTCGGCCTCACCGCGGACCTCGAGGTCGTGCACCCGATGGAGCTGTTCCCGTTTCCGAGCCTCGTGCACGACTACACCAAGCAGCGCGGCCTCCTGCGCCAGCGCATGGTCTCCATGGAGTACCTCAAGGAGAAGTTCGGCTCGAAGGTGACGCGCAACAAGGACCGCATCGAGTACTACACGATCAAGCCGGGCGAGTCCTACGAGCAGCAGACCGCGAACGAGTACACGCTCGGTTCCCAGGTCACCTACTCGGACGATCGCATGGCGCTCTACGACTCGGACAAGGAGGCGCAGCAGGTCGTGAGGGTGCGCGAGCTTTGGCTGAAGGGCCCGCGCGACACGGTCGAACGCTACATCGTGACGAGCGGCGAATGCACCCTGCACGACGAGTCGTTCGATGGGCGCGAGGTCTACTGCCCGATCGGCTTCGCGCGTTTCATGGAGAACGGCTCCTTCCACGGCGCCGGCGTGTTCGACCTTCTCTTCTCGCTGTGCCGCGAGGCCGAGCGCCTGCAGAAGTCCCTGTTCCAGAACATCCGCGACATCGACAAGTACGGCGTCCTCGTGCTGCCGCACGGCTCCTTCAACTCGAACACAATGCTGCGAGACGTTGGCCAAGGACTGCGCGTCTTCCCGTGGGAGCCCGATCCGATCAGCGAAGGCTTCAGGCCGTTCAACATCACGCCGTTCACGAGCGGCGACGTCCCCGGCAAAGTCAGTTCGTTCGCCGTACAGCAGATCGACCGTCTCAATCCGATCCGCGATCTCCTTGCTGAGAAGGGGCGGGTTGATTCGGCCACAGGCCTGCAGTTCCTCGACGAGCAGGTGAACCGCGCGATGAACACCCCCACTGCAGGGGTGCAGCAGGCGTGGGGCGACGCCTACCGGTCGGTGCTTTCGGGCGCCGTGCGCGAGGTCGTCTTCAGCCCTCGCACCTTCACGGTGGACCAGCTGACGCTCGACCTTGCGGGCGTCGTGGTGGATCCCGAGACGATGGCGGTCTCGTTCGAGACGAACCCGCTGCCGTCCCTGTCTCAGCTCTCCTTCAAGATCAGGGACATCAACCCGCGGTCCAAGGTCGCGCGCAAGCAGGAGGCGCTCCAGCTCCAGCAGCAGTTCCAGATCGACCCCGATACCTTCATGCTCTTCGCCTTGAAGGAGGGTCTCGACTTCGCGATGTGGTCGGACGAGCATCAGAGCGCCTACGAGTCCGTGGTGCGCAACTGCCTCCTCCTCTACGGCGACGGCAAGAGCCCGGGTCAGCTGATCCTGACTCCGCAGACCGTCAAGCCCGAGTTCCAGATCCGCGTCCTCAACTCGTTCATGGCCAGCCCGATCATGGCGCTCGCGGAGGCATCCGTGCAGAACGCCTTCATCGAGTACCACAAGACGCTGGTGGGCTTCATGGGATTGGTACTTCCGAACGCCCTTCCCAATCCTGACGATATGGCTATGCTGTCGAAACTGGACCAGCAGATGGCCCAGATGGGGTCCATGCAGGGCGGGGCACCTGCCCCTCAACCCGCCATGCCCCTCATGTAAGAGACCAAGATGGACCCAAACACAAAGATCACGCTCGAAGACGGAACGACCACCACGCTCGGAGAACTTCTTGCGGCGCGCAAGGAGCTCGACGATCAGAAGGCCTACGCCGAGGAGCTGCGCGAAGAGCTCGACAACGTCGGGCTTCTGTTCCGCAGCGACATCGAGCCCGAGGCGCGACGCGAGGCCGTGCGCCGGACTCTTCGGACGCAGGGCTACGACGACGCGCAGATCGAAGCCTACATCCAGGCGACCAGCGCAGGGGCCGAGAAACCACCCGTGTACGAGGACGATTCGCCCGGAGGCACCGGCTCCGAGGACGAGATCGAGGAGATCGAACTGCCGGGACTCGAAGACGAACAGCCCAGTGGGGGAACCCAAGAGGACGACATGACCCAGCAACTTCAGGAACAGCTCGAGGCCCAGCGGGCCGAACTTCACCGCATGCGTGTGCGCGAACTGCGCGACAATCTGAATCGCGCGCTCGAGAACACGATGAAAAAGAACCCGGAAGTGCAGAGACTTCTGGAAGCCGCCAAGTCCCTCCGCGGAGACGAGGGGGTCCGGCAGGCCGAGACGACGCTGCGTGGGCAGCTGGAGCGCCAGGCGCTCGAGCGCATGCAGAGCCGACGGAGCCAGGCCGGCACCTTCGAGGATGCGTGGATGGAGGAGGAGGTGGGCAAGGCCGTGGAGCCTGTCGTGGGAACCTTCCGTTCGGTAATCGGCGATCTCGACCGTCTCGGTCGGACGTCGGAAACAGCAGACGGACTGGACGCGCAGGAGATCCTCAAGTCGAAGCCCGTGCCCGAGCCCGAGTGGAAGCCCGGAACCGACTTCAGCGCCCTCGAGGCGCAGGTCAAGGAGTTCGCGGCCGACACGATCGCGCGGGCAGCCGCATCGTCACCGTCTGAATCCGCAATCTGAAGCGCCCAAAGGGCGTAGGAACGAAACATGCCATTCGCAACAACGGGCTCGATCTTCGATCGTCAGTCCAATCGCATTCAGGAAGTTCTCAACAAGAGCCTCAAGGTCTTCCTTGCAGGTCTCGATCCGGTGTGGCGCGACAAGGCCGTCACCAGCTTCGGCGTCGGCAACTCCGGCGACCTCGGCCGCGACCTCAAGATCACGAAGCTCTTCATGGGCAGCCTCACGGGCGTGATCGAGGCGGGCCAGGGCTTCGGCGACAAGGACCTGTACGGCGATCTCACGAACGCCCTTGGTCCGTCGATGCACGTTCAGTCGGCCAACCAGGCCTACCCGAGCCCGCTCGAGGGTCCGAACGCCACGGCGTACCGACTCGCGATCCCGATGCGCTCGATGGTCACCAACCTGATGATCACCCTCGGCGAGAAGCAGGCCGACGCCACCCCGGCGCTCATCAACCAGGTCGTGGCCCCGAAGCTCACGGCATTCGCCCGCAACATGGCGCTCACGCTGTGCAACTACTGGTACCTCTCGCAGAACGAGTCGTACAAGCTCTGCACGGCGACCAACTTCTCGGCTTCGACCGCGGTGGGCAACGCCTTCCGATTCACGTTCGAGCCATCGAACTTCGCCATTCACCGCTTCGCGCGCGGCCAGCGCATCGACTTCCTCTGGAACTCGAGCTACGACTCCGGCAACCAGACCGGCGTCCGGGCGAACGACTCGAACGACCAGTCGACGGCCACCACGTCGGGAACCCTCGCCCTCGGCGACGGCACCCGCGCGACCCGTCTTCAGGTTCTTGTCGAGAGCGTCGATCCGCTGACCAACAAGGTCACCTGCATCGCAGGCGGCGCGCCGGCGACCCCGGGCACCGGCGTCAACCCGACCTCGTGGCAGAAGCACACGGGCGCAGCTGGCTCCGTCACCA